ATGGCGTATAAAGTCGGACGATGCCTTCTCCGCAAAAGATTAAGAGAAGTTAAAATGACTCAAATGGAATTGTCATTAAAGACCGGGATACCATTACAACAAATCTCAGACTATGTTAATCATCGAAGAAAATCTATGTCCCTTAATACTGCTAAGACCATAGCTACCGAATTAAGTTGCAACATCGATGATTTGTATGAATGGGTCCCTGTCGAAAGAAGTTGAATTGCGGGGAAGGTGGATAGCTGCATTGCAGCCGTCCGACTTCAACTACACTATTTAGTGTAATAAAGATTCGACAAAAAACCCACATATTTCATATGACCTAAATCGACAAATTATTACAAAAGTCCCATTTACGAACGTTTGTTCTTACTTCATTTTATACTTAATTTGGAAACAGAGCAATAAAAAAATGAACCCATTCTCCTATTTGGTAGAAGGGTTCATTTTTTAAAACGTTTTTCCATAAAATCTAATATTTCTTTTATCTCTTCAGGAGTTAAGTTTCTCTCTTCCATTTCCTCTCCAAAAGCAATCCAATCAACTCTTCCTTCTAATTCTTCCGGAAGATGTTGCTCTTCTCCAAAAAAGGTTGAAAATGGAACCTGTAGGGCGTCTGCAATATCCTTGAGAGTATTTAGATCGGGTTCCCTTTTACTTGTTTCGTATTGGCTAACAGCTGCTTCTGATTTATTTATTTTGTCTCCGAGTTGTTTCATCGTTAATTTTCGATTCTTACGATATTTTCTTATGAGTTTCCCAATATCCAAAACAACACCCCCTAACTAAATATATTACTATCTGTTAAGTGAAGAAGGAACTTATAACAAAAAACTTAACAAATTGACTGGAAAAGGGTTGACTTAACAAATTGTTATGTTTATTATAAGTACATAAGGACTTAACAAAACGTTAAGGTGGTGAAAATTAGTGAACAGTCTTATTATGGCCCGGTTAACTAAAAAACTTACTAAAAAAGAAGTGGCTGAAAAAGCAGGTATAACTCCAGCGATGTACTCCTATATCGAAAGTGGTGAAAGATCTGTCGACATAGAAACTTCTAAGAAAATTGCAAAAGCACTCGGTAAAAAACATGAAGATATTTTTTTGCCCAGTAGGTTAACAGTTCGTGAAGTTATTATACAGGAGGTGGAATGATGAAGGAGATTCACGAATATCCACCGGTGCTATCAGCAAAAGAAGTAGCAGAAATATACCAATGTTCTGTGTGGACGGCATACGACATGATGGAACGTAAAGATTTCCCTCTAGTTCGTGTAGGTAGGTTGAAGCGCGTTGGGAGAGACGCTTTTATCAAGTGGTTAGAAAAACAGGCTAATGAGGCCATATAAGGAGGATAAAAAACATGAATGGTATCGAAAAGAAGCTAGAAGTACTTCATCACGCTATACAGGATGGAGCTAGTATCAAAGTAAGTTACCATCGTTTACCGCAAACAGAAGCTTATGAAAAAGCTAATCATTATTCTTCTGAATTGGAAACGAATGTCGATGAAAGAATGGCAGAAGGAAGAAAATGGCTTAATGTTACTCCAGACCATGGTTTTGATATGACTTTTTTCATCAAGCAGACAAAAGAAGATCAAATAGCTGAATTAGAACAGCAATTAAAAGCTCTAAAGGAGGCAGAATGATTGAGCAACGTCATAAAGTCTTCTGGAAAAATAAATGAAAACAACCTCAGAAAACAATGGTTCATTACAAATATAAAAGCGAAGCTACTAAGCATTCAGATGATCGTTCAGGACGGAAGCGCATCGGGGGAAGAAATCATTGAAAACCTGAGTGATGTGATTGAATACCTGGATGATGAAATACAGGTTGAAGAAGGATATGAAAACAGATATACATATCCGCAAATCAAATTAGATTGAGCAGTTTTAGAAAGAGCTGCATCCAGCAGCTGATTTTTTTACCCTAACTTGCGAAATTTTGTGCTGAATAAGGTCGAATTAACAATGCAAACGTTGTTCTTTGTAAAGAACAGATAAAATCTAAATAAAATGTCGAGAGGCTAAAAAAGGAGAATGAGAACTATGCAAATAAGTAAAGAGCTTTTGGATTATGTAGCAGACGCGGATCTTCATACAAAACTTGATGGTGTTGAGCACTCCACAAATTTGAGAGATATCGTAACAGTGGGTTACATGGTTGAAAATGCACAAGAAGAAAGACAGCTAGCGCTGCCACGCTAACTGCCTCATATATATTGTTCGATGACGTTTAACAATTTAATAATATCAAAACTCTTCATTCACGGCAAGCTTGGTCTTGTCGTCAGGGAATAGGAACAACCCTATAATTATCTCCTCCAGTCCCTTGTTCCTATTCCTGACGATGTGACCAACATCAGAAAGAAGGTGAAATACATATGTTAGCTGAGCTTCATAAACGATTCCTGAGAGGGGAGAAGGTAACTGATATTGCTAAAGCGTTAAATATGGATTTAGACAGGTGTTACAAAATGATTAGTGAACAAAGGAAACTCGATCCAGAAAAGTGGCCTTCTCGTAAAAAAAGGTGGCAAAAAGGGGATACCGTATCACGTTTATGAATGTGAAAGCTGTTGTTTAAGTTTCGCAGTAGAGCAAGCATTTGAAAGCCAGGAAGATGTTACATGTCCAGTTTGCTGGACTGAAGAAAATGTAAGAGATGTTTGCTCTGGGGAAATGATGCTAAAAAAATGACCCGTGCTGGGAACACGAGTCGGTTGATTGCTTTTGTAGAAGTATATTTTTATTTTACATAGCAATCATTAAAAAATCAATCGAAAGGAGGGGCCCGGGTGAAAGAGGCATACTATTTTTCACATGACAGCAATGCCAGGCATGATCCTAAAGTATTGGCTATGAGAAGTGTATATGGTGCAGAAGGATACGGTTGGTACTGGATCATCATAGAAATGCTGAGAGACCAAAACGATTATCAGATTGAATTAAGCAAATACTGTTGGAATGCACTCGCAATGCAAATGCAATGCGATGCAGAAACGGCGCATAAATTTGTTGATGATTGCATTCAGGAATTTGGATTATTCATTTCTGATGAAAATCATTTTTGGAGCGAATCATTAAAAAACAGAATGAAAAAACGAGATGAAAAATCTGAGAAAGCAAAAAAGGCTGCACAAAAAAGATGGAAAAAAGCCAATAGCGACAAGGGTTCAGAGCAAACGGACAGCGAAAGTAATGCAGGTGCAATGCAAACGCAAAGCAAAGGCAATGCATTAAAGGAAAAGAAAGGAAAGGAAAGTAAAAGAAATACTCCTCCTATATCCTCCTCATCAGAAGAGGAAGCTGTGAAGAAAATATTTCATTTCTGGGATCAGAATGGATTTGGTTTTGGACACACAGAAATGAAAAACAAGCTCTTATCCTGGCTAGATGATTTTGACGAAGGTGGACCAATCATTCTTTATGCGATGGAGCTGGCTTGTGAAAGCAACAAGATGAATTATAGTTACCTAAAAAAAGTGCTTAAGAATTGGTCCGATAAAGGTGTACAGACTTTGGAACAGGCAAAAGCAGCAAGAAAAGAGTTTGTTGGCCAAAATCAAAGGGCAAGCCCTCCTTCTTCCAGTCAAAAAGAATTAAAGCCAGAAGATTATATGTTCTAAGGGGTTGGCCGGACATTGAACAAATTCGAGTTAGCGACACAAAACGAAGCATTCTATTTAGGCTCTATCCTTAAGGATCCGACCTTGTTAAACGAATCACGGTTACAACCTAAACACTTTTTTCATCAAAAAAATCGCGAACTGTTTAAAGCGATGATCGAGGTAAAAAACGAAGGCGAGGAAATCTCTGTTGTCTCACTAGCGATGCTTGGTGAATCCCAGACCATGAAGTTTGGCGGAAATGCCTACCTGTCAGAAATCATGAACGGTGTACCGAGTGTTCATTCGTTTCAGTCCTATGAGAAATTCATAATGGATTTTCATACTGTTCAGGTTGCTCAGGAGCATGTTAATAGTTTCCTAGAGAATACTAAGGAATCTCACAAACTAACAGAACTATCAAGTCTAATTGCAAACGTCACTAAGCTTGAAACCGCCACAGTGAAGAGAAATGAATCGTTCAAAGAAAAGCTAGCGAACAGGATGGAACAGCATTACAACAGTCCAAAAACAGGTCTGAGCGGCATTGATACTGGTTATGTCGGCCTAAATAAATACACTGATGGATTCCAGCGGACTGACTTGATTGTTGTTGCTGCAAGACCCAGCGTAGGTAAAACAGCCCTTGTTATGAACAGCGCCTTAAACGGCTTGAAAAATAACAAAAATCTGTTTCACACCATGTTCAGCATTGAGATGGCAGACGAGCCAGTGATAGACCGGTTGATTGCGATGGAAGGCAGAATCAACCTCATGAAGATGCGAAACCCAAATAAAACCTTTGATCCGAATGGGCAGGAGTGGGATAGGTATCAGATGGCAATAAGAACACTGGAAAAATTGAATGTTGATATCAGGAGAGAAAACACTGTTCCAGAAATCAGGTCAGCTGTCAGGAGAAATATCAAGGAGCATCCGGATAAAGATCATATTGTGTCCCTTGATTTTTTAACCCTGGTAAAGCATACAAACCCTTCTGGAAACAAACATAGTGATATATCCGATATCATAGTGGACCTGAAAGGGATAGCAAATGAATTCAACGTGCCGTTCATCGTTATCTCTCAGTTAAGCAGGTCAGTGGAAAACAGGCAGGACAAGCGTCCGGTGCTAAGTGATCTGAATGAATCTGGAACCATTGAACAAATAGCAGATGTTGTTATGCTGCTATATCGACCTGACTATTACCAAAATGATGATCCAGAAACAAAAGATCTTGTGGAGATCAACTTTGCGAAGAGCCGCCAGGGAAGGACGGGTTTGCACAAAATGAAGTTCGTAAAAGAAACCAACACCTTTCATGATCTGGTGTACTAATGACCATCAAAGAGCTGTACACGGATGCCATAGAGTATAACGAACCATCTTTGATACTGCTACTAGATTTTTTATTGAAAGAAAAGAAGGTCCTCACCTTAAACGATAGCACGGAAAAGCTACATTTTTACTTACGTCTTTACTTACGTCCTGATTTTAAGAACAAGATGAACGACCACTTAAAAGCCTACAAAGAAAAGAGAGAAGGGATTAACGATGGGAACATTAGCAAATAGCGTTGAGGTTAAGCGGAAGCGGTATATAGATTTTCTTTCTAATCTTGGTTATACCAAGTTGAAAGACGGCCGAACGTTATACGATCTTACTCTTTCAGACTTGGAGTATTTCTATAACCAAGAAAGGATGAAAGAAAATGATTAACTGGTACTTTGGCACTTCAGTTAAAGATAAAAAAATAGTGGTCCAGGCGGAAAAAGAAGCACATGCCAAATGGATGGCTGGGTGTTTACTAGGTTCCTGGAACTTAGTTTTGCTCAAAAGAGAGGCTGCTTAAGCATGGATGGGTTATACGTCAAATATGAAGTGAGAAAGAAGTCGGACGGTTCTACGGTTACCGGTTGCTTTGTTCTTAGACCTGATAAAGACCAAGCAGCACGGAAAGCTCTAAAAGCTTATGCAGCTGCCACACCAAATAGAGAACTAGCAAATGATATTTATGCCTGGTTAAATCATTTAAATGCAGAGGGGTGAGTTTGTGGACCTTGTAAAGCTATTAAAAAAGCAAAAAGAGTTGGATGATGTAATCGTTAACGATAAAAGTCTTTTTGGTGATAATCACGACTGGAAAACACTTGCTTTGGATGTGGAATTAAGCGAGTGCGCTAACGAATGGCGAGGTTTTAAGAAATGGAGTAACGATCAGGAACCACGAACACAAAAACTTAGAAGACCAGTAATGAATGATGAAGACAAGGAATATTACAATCCTTTGCTTGAAGAATATGTGGATTGCTTACATTTCTTTTTATCTATAGCAATCGAAAAAAGATGGCAAGAATCTTTGTACATTTACGAAGAAGCGATAATGGAAATCAAAGATGAAGGTCTAGATGGAGATGTAACAAAGGCCTTTTTAGAAGTTAAGTACTGGTTAATGAAATCTTTTGCAGAAAAAGGAATGGACGAAAAGGTTGAAAAAACCTTTGGTATTTCGAAACAAGAATTTTGCTTTAAAAATGCATGGTTTGTCTTTATAGCAATAGGCATTGTTGGCTTTTGCTTTGATTTGGATCAAATTGAAAATGCCTACTATGACAAAAACAAAGTAAATCATGAACGCCAGGAACAAGGCTACTAAAAAATTTACCCTTTTATACTGGTTTATTGTGGTAACTTATCCACTATTTATAAACATTTTATCCACAGGGAGGAAGAATAAGATGAAAGCTATCGATTTACAAAACTTTGCAGATGGAGCATTGGCGGAACGATTCAACCATGAATTAGGCAAGGTATTAGAAAACATTGCAGATCCAAACACTGACCCGAAGAAAGCCAGGAAAGTAACGTTGACTGTCACTCTTAAAGCGGATGAACAAAGGGACATTGCACAGGTCGGAATTGTTGCTAAGTCTACCATCGTTCCAGCAAAAGATATCGAGACTAAAATCATCATGGATACGGACAACACGGGTAAAGTTATCGGTTCTGAATTGAAGTCAGGACAAAAGGGACAGACCTATATTGATGATGAAGGCGATGTTGCGGATGACACTGGTAACAAAGTGATCGAATATCAAAGGAGGACTAAATAATGATTAAAGAAGCTATTGAGTACATTGTTCGGTTAGGAAATGTGGAAAGCTATAAAATTAACGGCCAGGAGTATTCTTCTGAAAGGCTGCATTTAATAGAAAAACCAAAAGCTTCACCATTTCAAGTGAGAAGCCTTTCTGGATTGGTTGAATATTTAAAGTCTAATTTTGACGGTGTGGAAAATTTAATGATTCATATTAGCAGCCCTACTGAAGTTTTAGCCTTCACACCAGTTAACGATGACTATAACAGAAGCGAATTTATCCAGGCATCAGCAATGATTCCATCCTTCAATTTCGATCGCTGGTATAACACTGAAGAGTTTAACATCAAGCTGCAATCCAGTTTTGTTAAAAATGAGGACCGAGACATCATGCTGAAGGTTGTTGGGAATATCAAAGAAGAAAACGTTAACACGATCGGTGATGATGGCGTCTCTCAAGCAGTTGTAGCAAAAACAGGGGTGGCGTCAGTAGGTAATGTAAAAGTGCCTAATCCGGTATCTCTAAAACCATATCGTACTTTTGTTGAAGTAGATCAGCCCGAAAGTGATTTTGTCTTCCGGATGAAATCAGGTCCATCATGTGCATTGTTTGAAGCTGATGGAGGTGCCTGGAAGCTAGATGCAATGAAAAACATAAAAAAATACTTAGAAGAATCACTTGCCAGTGAAATAGCTGATGGGAAACTTATCATCATTGCGTAACTAATCAAAATTGCCCCGGTCATCCCGGGGCTTTTATATAACAGGGGGGGGAAAATATGGAAACTCAAAAGGAATCTAAAGTAAGCATTGATAAAACAAAGAACGGCATTTACGTAGTTAGCAATGGAGAATTATTCAGCCTCCCAGCTCCTCCATCTGGTTTTGGGAAGACCATAGTTTTATGGCAGTACGGCGAATTCATGAATGCTGAGGAGTCTGCTATTTATCGTCCGAACGAACTTAATAAGAATCAGGGGGATGTTTGATGGCTAAACCAATTGAATTTATCGTCCGTCATAGTCTTAAAAACAATCGCTGGGAAGCATACGACAAAGAAGCAAACCGATTGATAGGACATACGAAGCCAGGTATCCAGAACCCAGATCGAATGATTGACGAGCTAGAAAAGGATCATGGCTGTAAATACATTAATGAGCAATCCTAAGGAGGATAGTATTTATGGGGGAAAAGAAATTGAAGTCATTTGAAGAGCTGGCTGAGGTACTTAATGGTGAGAAGAAGAAAGAAATCGAAAAGGTTAAGCGGAAATACAAAAAGGATGAACTTGCTGAACTTTTCCTTGATCAGAAGCGAGAAAGTGAAGTTAGACAAACGGTTATCGATGAACTAAGAAACAAAATAGATAATTATCAATACATTGACCAGGCTGTAAAACGCAAAGAGGGTTTTGCAATCGTTTCAGATGGTACGGTCGGCGGATCACACGTTTTGGTAAATGGAAAACTGCAGCATAATCTTTGTGGGGCCGGAATCATTGTTTCCTTATTTAAAGGAACAACTGCCTGGACAACCAGTCTTGAGGATGGGAAAAACTATTTGTTCACTTCATTTGGATATAACGAGGATAGAGAGGATGAACAAAATGAAAAACACTTTGGGTGATCTTAACAACCATTTATTCGCACAGCTCGAGCGTTTAAGTGATGAAGAATTGAATGGAGAAAAACTTAAAGAGGAAATCGATCGTGCAAAATCAGTAACGCAAGTCGCGTCTCAAATTATTGCAAATGGATCACTGGTGCTCGATGCTAAAAAATTGGCAGATGACAGAATGAATGCTGATACGAGAGTACCTAAAATGTTGGAGGGGTAAAATGCCTCATCGATATACAACAGAACAAGTGAAATTTCTTACACAAAATATAGAAGGCCGTAGCAGAAAAGAATTACATGAAATGTTTAATGACCATTTTGGATTAAACCTAAACCTTTCTCAAATCACTAGCGCCCTTAAAAACCGCGGCCTGAGCAATGGTTTGGACTCGCGGTTCAAGCCAGGACGCGTTCCGTTTAATAAAGGGAAAACAGGACCTGGAGCAGGAGGATGGGAGCCAACTCAATTCAAGAAAGGTCATAAACCTCATAATTATAAGCCGGTTGGTACTGAGAGAGTGAATGGTGATGGTTATGTTGATATTAAAATTGCTGATCCTAACAAGTGGAGGACCAAACACAACTTAATTTGGGAGAAAGAAAACGGACCAGTCCCTAAAGGTCACGTTGTGATATTCGGTGATGGAAATCGTTACAATTTCGATCTTGATAATCTAATCCTCGTGTCTAGGAAACAATTGGCCATGTTGAATAAACATAATTTGATTCAAAAAGATGCTGATCTTACCAGGACTGGAGTTATGTTAGCTGATTTATATAGAAAAATTGGTGAACGGAAGAAAGCTAAATAAATATGAGGTGAAGGTTAATGGCAGCGCTATTAGATGATGTGAATGTTATGCAGGAAGAGGAAATAGGCTGGATGATGGAAATGGACCGGAAAAATATAAACCGTTTGGCTATTAACATTTTAAAAGAACACAGGGAACGGATAAGAGATGTTCTGCCGATCATTAAGAAAACCACGTCACGGAAAAGGGCGGAGAAGAAGTTTAGGCTTGTGGACTATATTATCGGGCGAATGATTTTCTTTGATGAAAGCTTTGATGTAGCAAGAGATAAAGCGCTGATTGAAAATGAACTTGGGCGGATTTAATAGACAGTCGAACGATTATATTCAGTAAGAAAGAGGAGATGGAATTGAATAATACGAACGCAAGACTCAAATTGATTGAAGGCGCTATTGCAGATTCGGTTGAGGAATACGGGGATTATGAAACGGTTAAATTAGATTCTGCTGATGCACATTGGTTAGTTGATATGGTGAGAGAGTTTCAGAAGGAAAACAGTAAGGATAAGGCTTTACTTAAATGGCATAGTGAAAACCTTCACGCTTACATGTGTAGTGTTTGTGATAATAGATTTCACATTGAAGAGATATTGTACCCAACACATGTCACTTGTCCGTATTGTGGCGAAAACGATGTTTGTATAAATAGCAAAGACTATGCAAAGCTTGGTGAATAGTACGACGAAACTATTCATCAAAAATAAATAGGATGGTGCTACCATTGGATAATAAAAACCATTTGATAAATGAGTATAAGACGCATAGTGAATGGTTGATCGACCAAGTTAAAGAGAAGAATGCCAGGATTGAAGAATTAAAGGAAAACTATATGTATAAAGAATGCCTTATTTATTCCAAAGGAGACTGGATAGAAGCTGAATTTATAGGTGTATTCCAGTATTCAAATGTCACAGACCCTTCGCCAATGAGATGCGGTCATTCGGGTGGTGTAATTGCATATCCGATGGCAGTTGTTAAAGTGAACGAAAGATTAGTGGAAATAGGTTTATCGAATTTCAAATTCAAATAATGATTTGTTTCATTTACAACAATAAAATGAAGGAGGAGCAAAGATGCCAGGAGAACATGCTTGGGAAATTCCAGAGCTTGAGGATATTATTAACGAGCCAAATCACTACCACAAGAACGGAATTGATGTAATCGGTTTTAGTGAAATGCAGTTCCCTAAAGAAGAACTTAAAGGCTTTTACCGTATCAATGTCATTAAATATGCAACTAGATATGATCGGAAGAATGGTACGGAAGATCTGGAAAAGGCAGTGTTTTATCTGCGAAAACTAATTGAGTTAAGCCAGGAGGAAAAGGATGGGGAAGAAAAATCCTATCTTGCAGAAAAAGTGGAATGAAGGCTTCCATGCCGGAATGGAAGCCGGACGAAGACAAGCAGTGTTAGCCTTCGCTGAAAGGTTTGATCGGCTGGCAAATACAAAGGGATTCGGTGAAAAGACTATGGAAAAAATAATTAAGGTCATGGAGCTTCCTGTCGAGGAGGAAGTAGATGATAGGGATAAAAAGAGTAGATGACAGAATAATAGAGTACATTTGTCCTGACTGTGATATATCAGAAGTGACAGAACGGATCTTACCTAAAAAAACATGTCCTCATTGCAAGTTATTGATGGAGGCTTTTGAGTGGGAGGGACAATGAACTATCCTATACGCCTTCCAGAATCATTCCTGTACTTTAAAGAAAAAAGCGATAAACAGTTTGAACGTAGTGTAAAAAGCTATATAAAAAAGAATCATGATGAACTGGAATATCAATATACTGAAGGCATGATTGCTATTTGCAAAAGGAAAAAGAACTATGTTCATAAGTATCGAAATTGGGATAAGAAAAAGAAGAAATAACCTTGTTATCAGGGCTAAATAATAGGATAATATTTACAAACACATATAAAGCCTGGCGGGAAAACCGAGGGCACTAATCAAATCAGCATTTGAGCTGTTAAGATTGGTGTCCTCTTTTTTTATTCTGGAAAGGGGGAGGTCCATTTTGAAGACTATACAAGATGAATTGACTAAATGGACTAATAAAAATATGCCCGAAAAGAAGATAATTAAACCTAGACCAAAGACTCAATCGAAGAAGCCAAAGAAGAAAAAGGAAGAGAAAATTGATTGGGCAGATTTAATGGGGATGAGAAGGCCAACTTATAGACGTAATCGCGGTGCCATGAGACAAAAATAAGTTTAAATGGAGGAACCAATTATGGGAAAGCAATTAAATTTTAACTTGCCTGAAATTGACCGGGAAGCCACTAGAGATGCCGTTGAAGGAGCATTAGAGAGATATCGTATGTTTCTATTGATGGAACCTGAAGAAAGATTGCCTAAAGTGACTCAAACGTTCACCCTGGTTCCTCCATCGAACACAAATGGTTTTCACTCGTCTACTGAAGACGCAGCTGTTCATAATGTTGACCAAGAGTTGTCCATGCAAAAACACATTAAACGAATTCAAAAGGCAGTTAATCGTTTAAGTTACCAAGAGAGAGGGATAATACTAAAACGTTATATGCTAGAAGACGATGTGTTTGATTATGAAGTTTACAATGAGTTAGGCATGAGCGAGAGAAAATATTATCGAGTAAAGGGTAAAGCATTTTATAAACTTGCTTTTATGCTCAAGATCGAAGTAATGATTGAAAATGAAAAGGTTTCATAAGTGGCAGAAAAAATGCAGGATTTTGGCAGGATAACGGCAGGGAATTTCCTGTTTAATCGTTTATTATGGTAATAGATAAAATTTTAAGACGTTCGCAAAAGCGAGCGTTTTATATTTCACTCCAAACCTGCTGTAGATCTGGTATTGGTAGAATTACGGATCTCCTTCATAAACCTTGTGACCCTAGCAAGTAAGGTTTGGATCAGGGGCGCTTTCCCTTCGCGTTAGTAAGAGAGGGAGCCATTCCTTGTCTGTGGAGTCTCGTAAGACTTAATAATCCGGGCCATAACAAAGTGCAATACATTTTTCTAAGGTCGTTAGTACTTAATACCGGTAGACGTAAATGGATCCTTGGTGAGCACTGGCTGTAGCAGACGTGCCGATATTATGCAGGGACGCCACAGAGAGGGAATGCAAGAAAAGGAGGTGCAGCTGATGAACTTTGTTCAACCGATTCGTGATCCGGACAAGATTAGTGCGATTAAGCATTTCTTTAAGTCCAGAAGCGAAAGAGATTATATGATGTTTTTAGTTGGCATTAATACCGGACTTCGAATATCGGATATTCTTCAGTTAAAGGTCGGTGATCTAAGAGGGCAGCACATCCGATTGAGAGAAACTAAGACCAGGAAGCAAAAGATGATCAGAATAACTCCTGAGCTTGGCAGAGAGCTAAAAAGATATCTTGGAGATAAAGAAGACCATGAATATATCTTTCAAAGCAGAGTGGGCGAAAACAAGCCGATAGGAAGAAGCAGAGCGTATAAGATACTAAGGGAAGCTGCAGATGCTTACAACCTTGTTGATATAGGTACTCACACGTTAAGAAAAACGTTTGGGTACCATTTTTATTTGCAGACAAAAGATGTAGCTATGCTGCAAGAATTATTCAATCATAGCTCTCCTCATATTACATTAAGATACATTGGAATCAACCAGGATTCTATGGATAAAGCAATGTCTAAATTTAAGATTTAGCTTATAAGTAACCATTATTTTTAGAGTGTCCACTTCATTTTTAGAAGTTAGCTAAGACTAGTGATAGTAATGGGTTCAGAGTTTTATCTAAGTACACAAAATATAAGATATGGTTACTTCATATAGATACTTGCAGGAATATGTCTCCTTTTGTGGAATTATTTGGTGAAAGGAGGCTGAGGTGAATGACACTATCTGCTGAAAAGAAAAAAGAAATCAAAAGTGTTTTGATGGAAAAAGGAGCAAATCTTCCGTGTGGGAGATGTGGTTCTGATTCATTGTTTATTGAAGATTATTATGGTGTAGATGTATTTCAAGATGATCCGAACGCTCTTAACTTAAATGGAGAGAAGGTTCCTACAGTTGTAGTTGTTTGTAAAAAATGCGGGAACTTATATCATCATGCTGCTAAATTTTTATTACCTAACGATTTTTAAAAGAAAGAGAGCATCCTTCGGGGTGCTTTTCATTTTATGAAACAAATATTTCCTCTATTCGTATATAATGGAAACGGAAAGGGGATAGGGATATGAAAAAACTATTGTCATTATTATTGCTTGTTTTTGTTATTGCCGGTTGTTCTAGTGAGCCTGAAACACTCGAAGGTAAGGTTGATAAGTTTATCGAGGATAATACACTCGCATCTTTAAAGAGTGTGAAGGAAATCGATGGAGGCTTGCAGGTTTGGGTTGTAAGAGACATTAAAAAGTATGATGATGTGGATACATACACATTAAACAGTCTGGCAGCACAGGTGATCGAGAAGTACTCAAAGGATTATAATAATGTACAGGTACTTATCGATGATAAATACAATGACACTAAAGGTAATGAGAAAGAGGCTACTGTTATTAAAGCAGGAATGGACAAAGAAACAGCAGCGTCGATTAACTGGGAGAACTTTGATCCTAACAACTTAAGCAAGGTAGGTAACTACTGGAAACATAAAGAGCTATATTAAACTTAGTCACCTTATCAGGTGGCTTTTCTTTTTGGAGTGATCCAGTTGGAATTAAAAAGAATCAAACAGTTAATCAGAGAAGATAAGCTTGTTAAGTTCTATCAATGTAAAGAGTGGAGAAAACTTAGACTCAAGATACTTAAGCGTGATAACTACGAATGCCAGACCTGTAAAAGGAATGGGAAGGTAGGTAAGGCAGAGAACGTTCACCATATCAAAGAGGTTAAGAAGTATCCTGAGCTTGCTCTTGTGGAAGACAACTTAGAATGCATCTGCATTCCTTGTCACAATGAAGAGCACGATCGATTAAAAGAAATACATAAGCCTAAGTTTATGAATGAGGAACGGTGGTGAGGGTATTGTTCGGTATTTTTAGACGAAAGAGAGAGAAGTATCCATTGTTTTGGTGTGCACATTGTAATAAAAAGTCTTTTGAGAGCATGTGTTGTACTCATTGTAACTTGATGCCTAAAGGATACATCGAAGAAGAGCCAGGAAACTTTAGTAAACCTAGTTTAAAAGCGTATATCGATTATCATAGGAGCAAATAACATCCCCCCATCAAAAAAATCGCCAAATTTTTGGGACCTCTTGAAACGGGGGGAGGTTGTCGGAGAAAATATTTTTTGATTTTACGCGCATGAGAGGGGGGAGGGGTAGATGGCAAAGCCAAGTAGAAAAGCTCAAGACGAATTAATTCAAAAAGAAATCGACCGTATCAATTCCATTTTTATAAATCTACCTGAGAATAAAAGAGAAGTGGCAAAAGAATTAATTGAACGGATAGCATTTATGACGATCCAACTTGAGATTTTAGAGGAAACGATTAAAACCAAAGGTCCAACTTATCTGTTTAAACAGGGTAATCAAAAGATGCTCATTGAAAATCCAGCTCAAAAATCCTATAACACAACGATGAATCGATATACGTCTGCTTACGATAAGTTGTTCACTCTTATTGATAAACTGAATGAGAAGAACAGTGATGAAGATGAAACCGAGGACATATAAATACCACCCGTATATCGATGAATACATGTGGATGATTGAGGATGGAACTATTCAGTCTTGCAAAGAACAAAAACTGTTAGTTGAATTCCTAAGATGGAAACTGGATCAGCCTGGCGTTGTAATTGATGCTGAGGCAATCGAAAACTCTGTTGAAAAACCCAGAAAGTATTTCCCGTTCGAGCTGTTTGCCTGGCAAAGGTTCTGTAATGCTTTTATTTATGGAGTAAGGTATGAAGACGGAAGGTTAATGTTCAACAAATTTCTTATAGAGATAGGCCGGGGAGCTGGAAAAAATGGTTATATCTCTTATAACAGTTTCTATATGATGTCTGGCCACCACGGTATTAAAAACTATGACATCGATATTGTGGCCACATCAGAGAAGCAAGCAAAAACCTCATTCGAAGATGTCTATAACGTATTGGATGATCCTAACCATGTTGAGAAAATGAAAAAGGTTTTCTATTATTCCAAAATGTTAATCCAACATCGAGGGACAAAATCCAAAATGGAATACAACACTTCCAATGCCAGGACAAAAGACGGTAAGAGGAGCGGCGTTGTCATCTTTGATGAGATCCATGAATATGAGGATTACAGCAACGTAAAAGTATTTACATCAGGTCTGGGAAAGAAGAAAGATCCCCGGACCTTTTTTATTACAACTGATGGCTATGTTCGTGGAGGAGTCCTGGATGACTTAAAAGAGGAAGCTGAAATGGTACTCAATAAGGAACTTCCACGTTCAACGCTCTTCCCGTTTATCTGTAAACTTGATGATGAAGACGAAGTGAACGATGAAGCGATGTGGGAGAAAGCAAATCCATCTTACCGTTTCAATAAGGATCTACAAATTGAGATGCAACAAGAATTCTACGACATGCAGCGGAACGCTTCGTTACGGATAGAATTCATGACCAAACGGATGAACATGCCGGTTGAAGATACAAGGAGAGAGGTAGCGACTTATGAAGACCGGCTAGCTACTGACCAGGAGATCCCAGACTTTAAAGGTTACGAAGTGGTAGGCGGAGTGGACTATGCTCAGATACGTGACTTTTGTAGTGTTGGGATTCTTGCAAAGGCTAATGGTAAGCGCTATTGGCTGCACCATACCTTTATGCATCACACAGCGCCAAAACTCCAGGATATCAATCCAGAGATTATAGAATTAGCAAAAGAAAAGGGGCTGTTAACCGTTGTGTACGATAAAGCAATTGGTGCAAGCCACGTAGTGGAATGGTTCGTTAAGATGGCCAAAACCTATCACATCAGGAAGGTATGCATGGATTTACACCGTGCAGCAATTTTGAAGCAAGCGTTTGAAGAAGCCGGCTTTGAAGTGGAAATAGTGCGCAGAGGTTTAATCACCCACAGTAAATTGTCCCCGTTAGTAGACGAGATGTTCATCAACCACACATTAGTGTTTGGTGACGATCCATTAATGCGCTGGTATGTGGGGAATGTTTACAAGGAAGAAAAAGATAACGGAAACATTGAATATAAAAAGATTGATAAAGAGAAGCGAAAAACGGATGGTTTTTTCGCTTTTTTACATGCCTTAAATCTTGATTCGGAGCTGAAAGAACATATCCCGATAACAAAAGAAAACGTTGGTCGAATCTTTAAATCATTCAGCTATTGAGGGAGGTGAGAGATTGGGAACACTGGTGGATTGGTTCAATACTTTTTTAAGAGGAAAAGAGTTTGTAAAGTTAGATGAGATTAACTTTTACACACTCAATGCGAAAGCTTTTTACAAGAAACTTGCTATTGAAACCTGTACTGATTTGATAGCAAATGCTTTGATAAGGTGTGAATTCAAAACCTTTGAAAACGGGAAGGAAAAACGGGGAGAAAACCATTATCTTCTTAACGTGCAACCTAACCAAAACCAGAACGCATCACAATTCATTCATAGTTTGGTGACACACCTTATCTCAGATAACGAATGCCTTGTATTAATGCAGGACAATCAGCTTTACATTGCTGAAGAGTTTGAAAGAGTCCCTTTTGCATTCAAAGAAAACATTTATAAAGAAATTAGCGTCAAGGGGCTAAAGCTAAAAAAAGTCTTTAAGGAATCAGAAGTTCTTTACTTTCAGCTTAATGACAAAAATATAATGAATGTCATTAACAGCCTTTATGAGGATTATGGAAAACTGATCGTTTCTGGAATGAACTATTACAAACGAAAGAATAACAAGCGGTACCTCATAAAAGGGGATTTCTTAAGAGCTCAAAACAATGAAGAGCAACAAGCCATTGATCAAATGTTTGAAAGTCAAATGAAGAACTGGTTTGACCCAGACAAAGAAGGCGCGGCCTTCCAGTTGCAAAATTCCTATGAAATGGACGATCTTAGTGATGGAACAAAAAGTTCTTCCGGTAACAATGGGACTAGCCGAGATATTCGGGCCCTCGTCGATGATGTCATCGATTTTGTGGCAACCAGCCTTCATGTTCCCCGGGGGTTAATCAAAGGGGATGTGGCTGATGTTGAAAAGCAGGTGGATAGCTTTCTAATGTTTTGCATTATCCCATTAGTTAAATTGATCACTACTGAATTCAACAGGAAGATGTACAAGAAAGAGGATTACAAGAAACGAACGTATCTAAAGATCGATTACTCTCAAATTAAGATTGTGGACATTGTTCAGCTGGCAAATGCGGTTGATAAGCTGTTCGCAGTTGGAGGGCTGAACATCGATGACATTCAAGTCTTGCTGGGCAAAGAGCCTCTGAATACTGAATGGTCTCAAAAACGATATGTCACAAAGAACTATCAAGAAGCTGATAGCTTGGAAGGGGGTGAATAGAGTTGAAAATCAGACGGTTTAAAAACGAGAAATATAATAAGCTGGCCACCGTGGAGAATGTGTTCAAAGCCGAAAAATCTGATGATGATAGCCATAAGATTACGATCTATGGTGACATAGGTGAATCATGGTGGGGAGAATCCACATCAGCAAAAGACATTGAGGACGTCCTAAATAAAATCACTTCCGGGACCATCAATCTCCATTTGAACAGTCCAGGCGGTGATGTGTTTGATGGCATTGCTATTTACAATCAATTGAAAAACCATGCATCAAAAGTAATCGTTCATGTGGACGGATTAGCTGCATCAGCGGCATCAATCATCGCAATGGCAGCCGACGAACTTATCATGAACACTGGCTCCATGATGATGATCCATGAAGCTTCAACTTTCGCCTGGGGCAATAAAGCAGATTTCCAAAAAGCGTTAAATGCACTTGAGGGAATCGATAAGTCCATTGTTGATATTTACATGACAAGGTTCCAGGGAGAACGGTCTGAAATTGAAACTATGCTGCAGGGGGAAACCTGGTTCACTTCAGATGAAGCTGTAGATGTTGGTCTAGCAGACAGAGTAAATCAAACTGTCGAAGAAGATGACGATGATGACGTGGATCCGGAAGAGTTTAAAAACAGCGTTCTTAATCGAATTAGAGCAAACAAAGGACAGCAGCCAAAGCAACCAGATTCAACACAACAATCAAATACTATTTTAAATCGATTTAAACGCCAGGCAAACTAGGCGTTTTTATTATGACTAATTTCTGGAGGGAATAAAATGAAAGTAGAAAACAAAAAGCCTTACCTGCCATTAAACCTGCAATTTTTCAATGGCATAAAAAACCTTGATGAGCCTGTAATTGTAAATAAGGAAGAACAAGTTAAAGCGATGCAGGAAGCTTTTGAGAGTGGAGATGCAAATGAAGTAGCAAGCAAAATCGTTGCTAACTTTGAAAACAACATGGTTCACATTCAAGACATGATGAACACTGTAATGAAGGAAGCAAAACAAGCAGATGCTGAAAACTGGGATGCTCAGGTGTTAGCTTCTCGTGGTGTTCGTGTACTGACTACAGAAGAAAAGAAATTTTATAATGCTGCAATTGAAGCAAACTCTTTTGATGAAGTTATTAAATTAATGCCACCGACGGTTTTTGAGCGCGTTTTTGAAGACCTGGAAAAAGAGCACCCATTATTATCTGCAGTCAACTTTCAGCAAACTGGAGCCACAACTGCTTGGGTATTAAGAAAACCAGGTGAGCCAGTTGCCTTCTGGGGAGATGTAACTGCTGCCATTCAAGAAATGCTTGATGAAGGATTCCGTACAATTGAGCAAGGAATGTTCAAGCTTAGTGGGTTCTTGGTTGTCTCTAAAGCGATGTTCGAGCTTGGTCCTGAATGGCTTGATAAATACGTCCGTACATTCATGAAGGAAGTTGTGGCGGATGAGCTGGAAAACGTAATTGTAAATGGAGACGGGAACAAAAAACCAATTGGAATGACTCGTGATTTGGAAGGGTCTGTTACAAATGGAGTCTATCCTTTGAAAGCAGCGAAGGCTCTTGCCGATTTCACTCCTAAAACGATTGGTGAGGAAATCCTGGCACCTACTACAAAGAATGGAACTCGTCGCTATACAGGTGTAACGTTAATCGTTAACCCATTTGATTATGCAACAAAATTCTTTGCTATTGGAGCTAAGCAAAAAGATGATGGTACATGGACTTATGATAATTTCTCTGTACCAGGGCTTACGATGATCCAATCACCGGCCGTACCATTAAACCGGATGATTGCCGGAAAAGCGAAGGATTACTTCATGGGCGTTGCAGCGCAACAGAAACTTGAAACAACAGACGTATTGAGAATGATTGAGGACCAGCGTCTGTACCTTGTTCGCCAGCTGGCAAACGGCCGTCCTCTTGATGCCGATTCGTTTACTGTTTTTGATATCTCAGCAGTAGGAGAGCCTACTCCATAAGAGTGGGCTTTTTATTCTGGAAAATAAATAAGGAGGTAGAGAAGTAATGGCATATAAAGTTGTAAATCGATTTGTGGAAACGCAACACAATAGTGAACTTTACGAAGCAGGGGACACTTATCCGAAGGAAGGATATAAAGCGGATCCTGAAAGAGTGGCTTTTCTGCAAACAAGTAATAACAAATACAGTCGGGTATTCCTGGGAGAAGAAGTTGATCAGCAGGATGATGAATCTCCTGAAAATAAAGGTTCGGAAGAAGAAATTGATCTTGCCCAGCTATCAGCTGCTGAACTGAAAAAAGTAACAAACGACGACCTTAGAGCCTATCTTGATAAAAATAAAATTAATTACGATTCTGATGATATTAAGGAAGATCTTATTAAACGTGTAATGAACAATAAGTAGGCGATCTCATGGATGAAACTTTATTAACATCTCTCAGAGACGAATTAAAAGAGCGTCTTAGGATAACATGGCCTGAAGAAGATGGATCTTTAAAAAATATAATCAAAAGATCCGAGGCGTACTTGTCTAATTTAGCTGGTGCGTCTTTTGATTTTTCTACAGAAGAGTGGCCGAAAGATCTTCTCCTAGAAAGATGCCGTTATGCTTATAACAACGCACAAGATGAATTTGAGAAAAACTTTAAACATGAGTTATCTCGGTTTATCTTGAATGCGTCGTTAGGGAAGATCGGAGTCATTGTGGAATCTCCTACAAATGTTACAGCATCAGCCGTAACTGATACAACATTGACATTGAATTGGGATGAAGTCTCTTATCACTGGGGCATCTCAAAATACGAGGTATTCCGTGATGGAGTATCAATAGGTGAAGTAACAGAGACTCGTTATGAGGACACTGGCTTGTCACCTTCCACAGAGTACACATATCAGGTCAAAGCTGTATCAACAAACGGTATTGAGTCTAAACTTTCTAGTGGTTTAACTGTAACCACAAGCGCAGGTGTTTAGATGAAATCCTATCGCGAAACTTTCAATGACGGGTTTCTCCAGTATGGCCACAATTCAGTGCAGCGTTCTGCAAATGGAAAACGGATAGGGGAAAGTTTTCTGGCAGAAGGGAAACTTGCCTTCAAAGAAATGTCTGCCCGGGAAAGTGATTTTGAACTTGCTGGCACCATGGGTTCTAGTTTGGATTTGAAAGTTAAAACGCGCTTCCCACCGTCTTTTCGTAATATTAAAAAGAGCGGGCTTAAAGTTGTTATAGAGAGTGTGGAGTACGATGTGATAAAAGCCGATGTTGATCGTAACAATAATTATCTCTATTTTTATCTGCAAGAAGTAGGTGATATAACTTGAATGAAAAACCTAAAGCGTTGATCAATAAGCAAAATCAAGAGATTTACAACAACCTAAAAGAAACATTTAATCTTCCAGTTTTTCAGGACGATGTGTCAGAGTCAGAACGACCGGATAAATTGAATCTCTTTTTGATTATTTACGGAGATTTAGTTCAAGGTGAAAATACGGGGAACATGGTTCAAGACGTTTATATCACCTATCTTGCAGAAGATAGCGACACGATTGAAACGGACTCACTCGATATCGTATCTTCAATAACAAAAATCCGTGCGATTCAATTTGTCAGAAGTGAACGCGACCGGGTGCAGAAGTTGAATACGGATGAATATGTAGATCGTATAAACTTCATTTTCAGAAGGGGCATTCGTTATGAGTGCCAGGTTTGAAATTGATTATGAAGACGTTAAACAGCTGCAAGAAAAGTTTGCTAAGATCCCCGGTAAAGTGGAGGAGCACATAAATACAATACTCCATAATTTTGGGGTGAAAACAGTTCAGGATACTATCATCACTCGAATTCCTGTCTCGAAGAAAAAAGGGAAAGTTGAAAAGAAACATGCAAAGAATTCACGGCCGTTAAGAAGTATTACATTCAATCTTGGATTTGAAACGAAGCCTAAGAAACCTTACAGGTACCTGGTATTCCCGGATAAGGGGTTAGGAACCTCAGTTCATAATAGTCCGGATGAATTTATGATTGAAGGAATGAATAGCAGTACACCACGTATTATGCAAGAAATTAATAAAAAGGTAGACCAACTAATTAAGGAGGAATTTTAATGGCTACAGTTGTAGAGACATTTGATTCAACAAAGATTACAAATGCAAGCGTTCAATTTTTTGATGAAACAGGAACACAACAGGCAGGGCAGGAATTCAGCTGTATTGGTTCCATCGAGGGCGAAACTACCATGAAAGAATTGATTAAGAAGTGTGAGGGTGTGGAAGTGGCTAAGCGCACTAAACCAGAAAAGCATGATTTAACTGTTTCTGCTCATGTACCAGTTCAAATTGTGCGTGATTTATTCGGTTTATCAAATACTGATCTAAAGCCTGGAATCTATAAATACTCTCAAAACTCAAAAGGTAAGAAGTTCGTATTAACTGCAGATGTGATCGACGAATTTGAAGAAGTGACAAAGCTGATCGCTTTTCCTAACTGTGTATCTTCCACAGGGTTTAAGTTTGCTATCGAAAATGGAGCGGATGAAGTAGCAGAGATGGAAGTGGAGCTTGCAGCATATCCGGACGATAAACAAAACCTTTACTATGAAGCATTTGTCTCTGAGTTGGAAGATACTACGATCAAAGACACCTGGCACACTACGTTTGATTACACTCTAGTTGAATTGGTTGCCACACCTTAAGGCTGACAATATAACGTCAGCCTTTTTATTTTGGAGGGATGAAAATTGGGTATTAAAATTAGCTCGATTGAATTGAAAGACGTGGAAATTATCGAACTGGAAAACGGTGAATTTGAAAAACGATACATCAATCCGAAAAGATATCCTGCATTTTTAACAAACCGAGCCCTAGCAACCGGCAAACGCCTAGGAATCACAAAGTCATCTCTTTTCGCTGAGATTGTTAAATTGAGTGATGTTATTGGTGATGAAGACGAGATCAATTCTGATGATTTAACACCTGAACAAGCAGAAGTGATTGACGCTGATAAATATTTACCTGTGATCTATCTAGCGGTCATCGGTGCCAACAAAACTCTTGAATTATCTTATGAGGAATTCCTTGATAAGTATCAGGGAGATATTGAAGAGATCGTTAATGATTATATGGAACTAGTTCTGCCCTACCTGCAGCAAGATCCGAATGAGTTTAAGAAAGGGCTGGAAAAAAGTACTTCAAAAAAGTAGAGAAAGGCGTAAAGAAGGCCAAACCACCAGAACTAAATATCAAAAGTGTGGAGGATTTGTACACTCTTTACGTCCTTGTATATGGCATTGACCCTGAAACATTTTGGGATTCACCAATCGCTGATGTAGATAGAATCTTTGAAAACAAACAGGCGTGGGATGCCTGGTCTAATAACCCTAATTAAAAGGAGGTGAACTAGTGGCTAAAAACCCTGAAACGAAAGTTAAGTTTAGTGTTTTTAATAAAGAATTCAACGATGGTTTGAAAGAAATGGGCAAGCAATCTTCAAGCCTTCGAAAAGAGTTCAAACTTCAGGAAGAGCAGCTGAAGGAAAACGGAACGCAAACAGAAAAGTATGAAGTAAAGTTGGATCACCTTAAAAAGCAGCATACACTAGCTGAACAAAAAGTGAAGGCGACTGCAGAACAGCTCGCAAAAGCAAAAACAGTTTACGGTGAAAACTCAGACGAAGTAAGAAAATTATCAGATCAACTGCTCGGTTTTCAAACGAATCAACAAAAACTGGCCAATCAAATTAACGCTACTACTAAAGAACAGGACCAATATAAAAAGTCGCTTACAGATCTCGGAAAACTGTTTAACACCACAAACACTAAAGTAGATGATTTTGCAGAAGCGCTTGGTCCTGATTTGGTTTCTAGTATAAAAAAGGGCACAGCCTCAACTAAACAGTTAGAAAAAGCCTTTAACAAAGTATCCCAAGAAGCTCTCGGTTCCAGAACAGATATTCAAAAGGTTAAGAAAGCCCTGTCAGAGTTAGATGATGGACAGTCCATTAAATCTGTCCGTAAAGATTTAGGCAAGCTTGCGAAAAAAGCAGATGACACAAAAGGATCCATTAAAGACTTGGGCTCTGAGATTGGTGGTCTTGCAGGCGGTCTTGCTGCTGGTGGCGGTATTGCAGGAGCTACAGGTTTAGCGCTTGATGCAGACGCATTAAGAACAAGAATCGCTATCACGTTTGATGTATCGGAAGAATCAAAACAAACCGTGTTTGAAACTGTCCGTTCGATCGAAACTTACGGCGTTGATGCAGGTGCTGCATTAGAGGGTGTTAGAAGGCAATGGGCCCTTAACAAAGATGCTACTGAAGAAGCTAATCTTGCTGTTGTTAAAGGTGCTGCAGTGGTAGCAAGTTCTTATGAGGGTTTGGACTTCACAGAATTAATCCAGGAAACAAACGAAATTGGTTCAGCTTTAAACATATCAAATGAAGAAGCAGTAGGCCTAGTTCAATCCCTTCTAAAAACGGGTTTTCCTCCTGATCAGATTGACATCGTTTCCGAATATGGCACCCAGCTAAGTCTTGCCGGGTATTCAGCTGAAGAAATTCAGAATATCTTTGCAGCTGGTGTAGATACGAAATCTTGGAACATCGATAATCTGATGGACGGCCTAAAAGAAGGGCGAGTTAAGCTCGCTGAGTTTGGGAACGAAGTCCCTAAAGCTTTGGCTGAGGTTATCGAGGGAACAGACATCTCTGAACAGAAAATTAAGGGATGGGGACAAGCTGTTGCTGAAGGTGGCCAAAAAGGTAAAACGGCGATGTTTGAAGCGGCTAAGGCGCTTGCCGGAGTAGAGGACAGCACGAAAAGAAACGAAATTGGAGTCCAAATGTTCGGCACCATGTGGGAAGATCAGGGCAGCAAGATAGTTGACACCCTCCTCAATGCAAAGAATGGTACCGCCAACCTGAAGCAAGGTATGGAAGGTGTAAATGAAGCTACAGCCAAATTGGACGCCTCGCCAACTGTTCAACTTAAACAAGCTTTACAGAACCTAAAAACTTCCCTTACTCCTTTATTGGTCACCATTTCTAATTTCATAACAAAAATTGCAACATGGGTGTCTCAAAATCCAAAATTAGCAGCAACTATCACTGCCGTTGTAACAGTCTTGGGAATTTTAGTAGGTTTATGTATGGCGCTTGCTCCCGTCTTAACCATACTTTCAGGACTTGCTGCGGCTTTAGGTATTGGCCTCTTACCTCTGATTGGAATTATAGCAGGGGTAATTGCAGTTATTGCTGGACTGATAGCAGCAGGAATAGCGATATGGAAAAACTGGGATACGATAAAAGCAAAGGCATCTCAACTCGGTTCCTTCCTTTCCTCTAAATTTAACGAGACCAAGGACCGGGTGAGTGGGAAAATATCGGAGATGAAACAAAAGGCCACTCAAAATATTGAGCAAATGAAGTCTTCCATCCAACAAAAAGCAGAGTCCATCCGATCTGGTGTGCAAAATAAAATCCAATCCTTAAAAGACGGCGTCACAAATCGAATCCAGAGCATGAAAGATAGGACACTTGGAGCCGTAGAAAACTTACGTTCAGGTTTTTCGAACAAAGTCCAATCGCTGAAAGACGGGGTTCAAAACCGTATCCAGGGGATGAAGGACCGAACACTTGGAACCATAGAAAATTTACGGTCAGGATTTTCTTCAAAAGTTGAGTCCATACGGTCGACGGTTTCTTCGAAATTTGAGTCAGCGAAAAACGCAATCATCAGTCCTATTGAAACGGCCAAGAGTAGAGTTTTGGGAATGATCGAAACGATAAAAGGTGCTTTCAGTCGAATGCGAATTTCTATCCCTAAATTCAAAATTCCTTCGATTGGTGTACGTGTTGCCTGGGGAGGGCCAGGAGATAAAATACCATATCCAAAATTCAGCGTGAATTGGCATAAGATAGGCGGTGTGTTTAAAAAGCCAGTCGTAGCCGGTAATGCAGGTTTTGGTGATGTGGAAGAAGGTATCGTTCCGTTTGAAGGATCTCATGCAATGAAAATAGCAAAATTAATCGCTGCTGCTCAAACGAAACTAAAGAATGCTTCTGAAGGATTAGTTGACAAAGCAAATGAAAGCATTATCTATGTTAATGTTTCACCGGCAAATGTCGTTATGGATTCTAAGAAAGTAGGAAAGGTCATCTGGAAACCTGTGAAAGCTGAAACGAATAATAACAGAAATCTGGGGAGGAGAGGTTTATGAAGAGTGAGTTAAACTTCCACATAAAATATCAAAACGGCTCCGTTGTGGACATGCACGACGATTTAGGACTGTGGGTCAACTCGTTTCGTATTTCCTCTCCTGACGCCAAAAGAACTTTCAAGGAAGTTCCTGGCATGGATGGTGCATACCTTTCTAACTCAAAGATGGGTGTTCGTAAGGTAACCATATCCTTTGAGGTTGAAACGGACTCTGTTATAGAGCTGGATGACTTGAAGCATACCATTTTTGGTGTCTTTTACTCGAAGGAACCGTATCGAATTATCCGGGATATTAAGCCTGATTGGGAGATATATGCGGTACAAGATGGAGAATACGATTTTGACATCATTACGAGCTCTGACGGAGAGTTTACCATCGAGCTATCGATGCCGGATCCCTACATTTACAGTGTTGAAAAGACTCAGATCATCGATACTGCAGGTGTTAGTTCAGTTACTTTACCTTCCGTGTTCTCAGAACAAATGATGGCAAATGCAACTAACACCGATTCGCCATTCATGGCAGAAATCACTTTTAAAGCTGCAGCAAGTGAATATGTACTTAAGCATGTGCAATCGGGCAAATATATCCGGTTGCTTTTTGATTTTGCTGTTAACGATAAAGTGACGATCTACTCTAATTGGAAGAATGAGAACGGCCAGAAAGTAAGAAAGATTCTATTGAATGGTAACAGAAAAATGACCATGTTAGATATCCCAAACAGTGACTTTTTCTACCTGCAGCCAGGAGAAAACGCCTTTGAAGTTCCGCCAATTGACCAGGTAGAAACAAAATTAATCTTTAGAGAGAGGTGGATTTAATGACTTATAAATTACCTAGTGATGGTAATCTAGTCAGGTTTTTTGGCAAAAAGACACCAGACGGCCAAGAAGCATATATGCCGGCACAGATTGTTGGTCTGGATGGGAAGACTCCTATTAGCTCAAGCAACCCTTTAAACATTACTGGTGATGTCTCGCTAAAGGGGAGTAATGTTAAAGTACCTGTAGATATACAAGCACAACAAACAAAAGTTTTACAGATAGTCACCAATGACGACACTAACATTACCGCCAACCAAACACACACGTACTACGATAAAGACGGGAAACAAACATGGTCTTATGACAGGGGAAATACTTTAGATGTTTCAAATTATAAAGAGTTATTCTTAACGGTTGTAAATAATTATGACGTTGCGGTTAAATTTAATGTCTTTTTAGTAGACTTTTGGGGAAACATCCATTACCTAATTAATGCCCATTCAGTTAATTCGAATAGCAAAGTTTTTCTATCCTCAAAGGACTATCCGATTTTGAATAAGCCAATCTATAACATTATGGTAAGAGTGACAACTGACATTATCCCTACAACTGGAACCATCTCCTTTTCTGTAGAAGGACAGTAAAATGAATATAGCAAAAATCGTAATAACAATCGATGACGGTCACGACAATGTTTATACAAACGCTTTGCCTATAATGGAGAAGTACGGATTGGTCGGAACAGCTTGTATTATTACTTCTTCTGTTGGATCTACAGGGAAGGTTACTACAAATCAATTATCAGAAATGCAGAATAAGGGTTGGGAGATAGCAAGTCATTCAGTCACACACCCTCTAATGACTACCTTATCGGAGGCAGAGCAGAGAATTGAATTGGCTGACTCTAAAACATTCCTTGAACAAAATGGAATAACAGTAAACACTTTTGCCCCGCCTTCAAGAGATTGGAATGATATTTCGTCAGTCTATGCAGAAGAAGAAGGGTACAAGGCTGTTAGAGCATTAGATATTACAAGCACACCAACAGAACCGTATCCTATAAGCAACAAACTATATGTGCGACATGGCTCTACCTCAATAAATAGTGCGGCTCATTCTCCTATAGATGTATTTAATTGGATAGAAACCGCTATAAGCGAGGGTTCGTTGTTAACGTTGCTTTTTCATCATATTCGAGATGTATCGGATAACTACTCAACTAGTTTAAGCGACTTTGAGGCGATTTGCGCATACTTAAAGAAAAGAAGTTTGGACGGTGAGATTTTGGTTGATACGTTCTACAATTCGTTAAATGCAACATTAAAAAAATTAGAAAATGAACCATCCGAAAGAATTTTGCTATCAGATCGAAATATAACTATCTAACAAACGAAGGGCGTTAGCTATACATTAACAAATACAAATAAATAGTAATGTATATAAATATGGGTTGATATTTACATCGAACTAGCCGACAATTATTTCCAAGGGAGGGAATTTTGTTGGCAGTAAAAACCGTGAATATCACAGTTGATCCAGATGATTTAGAAGAGTTCTATCGTCTAGCATCCAAGAAAGGCATCAAGTTTTCCACCTGGGTACAAGTCAAAATGAAAGAGTTTATCGAAGAAGAAAAGATGATCGAAGAATGGAGAAGGGAGCGCTCATAATTTTGAGTGCTTTTTTCTTTCGAAAATTATCTAACTATCGGATATTGGTTACTGTTTGGAAGTAGTCAAAAACCCTTAAAAACGTTGATATATCAAGGTTTATAGCCGATTATGAGAATACAATATGAACGAAGGGCGATAGTTCGATTACGAAAAAGCAATTTCTTCCTGGCTGAATGTTTAATTGTTTTCATGTATAGTGAAAATAAATAACATTTTTTTACTGTAGGGGGAAACGGCTATGTTTGTTGAACACCCAATATTTGTCGAACCAGAAAATCCTAAAAGTAAGGTTTGGCGATACATGGACTTTACCAAATTTGTAAGTCTGTTGGATTCTAGTTCCTTGTTTTTTACGAGGTCTGATAAATTTGAAGATCCGTTTGAAGGATTAAACTCATCAGCTAATGAAAAATTAAGGAATGATGTTTATGGAGAGAAAATTCCTCAAGAAGCATTCTTTAAATTCGATGAAATTAGGAAGAAGGTCAGACCATACACTCATATTAATTGTTGGCACATGAATGAATTTGAATCTGCTGCCATGTGGAAACTGTATCTTAAAAGCAATGAAGGAATAGCTATCCAGACTACTTTTGGAAACTTGTGTAATAGTTTCTCAGAATATAATGATCAAGTGTTTATTGGTAGAGTGAATTATATTGACTATGACAGTGAATGGATGCCAGAGGGGAATATGCTTTATCCTTTTGTCCACAAAAGAAAAAGTTTCGAGTATGAAAATGAAGTTAGAGCTGTCATTCAAAAGTTGCCTTTATCTAAAACCGAGGCAAAAGTTGACTGGAATGTTCCGCCAGAACCTTACGGAGTAAACGTTAAAATAAACCTCGATGTTTTGATTGAAAAAATCTATATAGCACCAACCGCGCCCATTTGGTTTAAAGAGTTGGTTTACTCGGTGACAAAAAAGTATGAATTGGATAAAACGGTTCATCAGTCCACCTTATATGATAATCCTTACTAGGAGGAATAAATATGTACATTCAAAAGCCTGAACAACCCAAGTTAGACGATGTTTGGTACGATAAAGATTCAGGTTATCTATTTAGGTTCAATGGAGAGTATTGGATTAAATTTGTTGAAAATAATCTAACAGGAAACGGTAAATCTTACATTCAATGAGCATCACTTTTTGAGAAGCTAACTTAAAGCTAGAAAGGCGTTAGCCTAAACTAGACATTTACCAGGGTGTTTTTCCTCTTTAAAAATTAGCTTCTCTATCCGATAATAGTAGAGTAAGGAAGTGATGCGACAATGATTAGCATAAAATTACTGTGGCATAAGTTTTTCCTGAAATACAATTTGATCCTTTTTCAAGATTGTTTGGATAGCGATATTAAGAAGAAGTTTTGGAATAAAGTTGAGTATCATGAACAGAAAATCCAGCTTTTGAATAAATGGCCTCAATGAACCCCCTTTCAGTTATGTTATAATTTAACTAATACATAACAAGTGGGGGTTCCATGAACAAGAAGAATAAAAGGAAAACAGGTCCGAGGAGTGGCATTAGTTATCTTACAGCAAAGCAAAGAAAAGCTGTTGAATGGTATAAGGCCAAGAGAGAAGAAATTAAAACATGTGCAAAAAAGACCCAATCTGATTAGTCAGAAGGGTCTTTTTCTAATTCTAATATTTCTCCTGGAGTTACATTTAAGTACTCGCATAGCCGTTCCAATAATTCCTTTGGAAATTTTTTAGTTTCATCATTGTACAACTGTCTAACCGATTCAAATCGGTAGTCAATCTCTCTGGCCACTTCTCTTATAGATAGCCCTCGGCTCTCAAGAATAGGCTTTAAATTACTTTTTATAGTTGCCATAATCCACCTCCTAATACCCTAATTATAAACGACACAAAAAAAGTGTCAATTAGGTATTGACTCAAAATGTGTGTCAATGTAATATAATAATCAAATGACACAAAATTCGAGTCAAAGGGAGAGGATTTTACGTGAATCTATCAGAACTGTGGTCACTATACGAATATGACAAGCGAATTGAAGGTTATTCTAAGCACACTTTAAAGGCTTACCAAATTCAGACGAATCTGTTAGTCAGGCACTTTGGAGAAAAGGATGTTGAAGAAATTACTTTTGTCGATTTAAAACAGTACCTGGCAAAGGATGCTGACAGGTTAAAACCTTCCAGCCTTGGCCATCGGGTGCGCTACATTCGCTCACTGTTTAAATGGGCACACAGCGAGGGATACATTCCTTCTAATCCTTCTCATAAACTTAAGGAACCTAAACAGGGGAAGAGAGTACCCAAATTTATTATGGAAGAGGATTTAGAGGTATTGAGGGAATCCTGTAAGGGTGCCAGGGAGAAAGCTCTAATTTCTTTATTGTATTCCACAGGCTGCCGTATTGGAGAAGTTCATCTTATGGACAAGCAACATATCAATTGGGATAACAAATCTATAATCGTTCTGGGTAAAGGTGACAAAGAGCGAGAAGTATATTTCGACACGAAAACCAATCTTTGGCTGAGAGAATACTTGAATCAAAGAGACGACGAAATACCGTCGCTTTTCATAACAGAACGAAATCCCAAAAAGAGATCTTCCATTGCTCAGCTAAGATATACAGTTAAAAGGATAGCAAAACGATCCAATGTGAATGTAAATATCTATCCTCACCGATTCCGTCACTCTTATTGTACACACCTTATGGATCGGGGAGCTCCACTTGAAGTTATAAGCAATCTTGCCGGTCACGCTAAAATAGAGACCACTCGTATATATGCCCAGTTAAGCGGAGAGAAAAGAAGGGAACTGTACCGAAAATACTTTTAAAGGAGTGGGTCCGGTGTACGATGAAAGTGAAGGAAACATTTTTATCGGTATGTTCTGGGGCACCGCCATAAGTATTCCACTGTGGATTTCATTTTTCGGATGGATAAAACTCATATTGCATTTTGTTTAAGACGGAGGTGAACATATGAAAGAACCTATTTATATATTCGACCCTGCTGACAATCTTTTAGCGGTTACGACAAACTATATAGAAGCGCCTTTTGAAGAGACAGTTAATGAAGCTGTCTCTTTTGAATTTGTTCTGCCTGGTGACGATGAGGATGCAGCGTTTGTTGTGGGTGGTAACCAGGTGGCATTTAGAGATTTAGAAGGCCGTTTTCGCTTATTCGTAATTCGTGAACCAGAGGATGAGGATGGAGAAGGAGGTCCTGTAAAAAGAGCCCTCTGTTTGCCGGCTATGGATGAACTAAACGATTCTCTTGTAGAAGATATCCGTCCACAAGACAAAACAGCTGCCTATACTCTGCCACTGATTTTAGCCGGCACTCGTTATCAAGCTGGGAATATAGCTGATCTTGGTGTTCAGTCCACAAATTTTTATTACATCTCAACAATGGAATCTCTCAGTAAGATGATAAAGGTGTGGGGCGGTGAAGTAGTTGACAGGGTAGAATTCAACGAAAATGGCATTACTGGAAGGTTCATTGACTTCGTTACTCGCCGAGGGATGGATACGGGCAAACGGTGGGAAATTGATAAGGACATCGAAAACATTAGGCGTTCTGTTCGCTATTATCCAAAAACGGCCTTGTATGGTAAAGGAAAATCTTTGGAAACTGAAGCTGGAGGCTACACAAGAAAGATTACTTTTGCTGATGTGCAAAGAAGTATTGCCAATGGTGATCTATTTGACAAACCATTAGGCCAGGAATGGGTTGGTGATCCGGAAGCATTACAAGAACATGGATTACCAGCTGCTGATGGTTCTGTTAATCATCGATTTGGAATGTATGAAGACAGCGAAGAAGAAGACCCTGAAAAATTACTTGACAGTACCTGGGCATCATTACAAGATGCTAAAAATCCGATTGCCGAATATGAAATGAGTGTTAGCACTTTTGAAGGAATATCAGGGCAAGAACACGAGCTCGCTCGAATAGGAGATACTGGTACAGCCATTGATAAGAACCTTAATCCGGCGATTGTAATTGAAGCTCGCGTTATGAAAATGAAGTATGATATCGGAGATCCTTCTGATGGAGAAATCACACTAGGGAATTACATCGATTTGTTTGAAGATGATAAACGGCTTGATTGGGTTGTAAACAAGGTTAACGATCGTGGAGGATTATGGGACCAGGGTGGTGGGCCAATTACCGATAGTGATTTTGAAAACATTACACCAGGTATTCCACAGAAGGTAGATGCGACCGGCGGATTTAAAAACATCATGTTGATGTGGGAATTCATCAGTGCTTCATATATCGCTCATTATGAAGTGTACGGCTCAGAAGTGGCAGGATTTGCTCCTGATCCTTCTAATCTTCTGTGGAGAGGTAAGACCAGTGGGTTTGTTCATGAAGCAGGGAATGCGAAAAAATGGTACTACAGAGTAAGAGCTGTAAACTACCATGGAGTTGCAAGTGATTATAGTCCAGAAGTTAGCGCTCAAACAGCAAGGGTTTTAACGGATGAAATTCTATTCGGAGCTGTTACCGCGGAAAAAATAGCTGATCTAGCCGTGGAAGCAGAGAAATTAGCTGACAGTGCAGTTACTGCTACAAAAATAGCTAATCTGGCAGTAGGAACAGCTGCCATTGCAAACTTAGCTGTAACAAATGCAAAGCTTGGATTGTTAGCTGTTAAGGAAGGAAACATTGAAGATGCAGCAATTACCAGGGCTAAGATTGGCGACCTGGCTGTTGATGATGCAAAGATAGCTAACCTGGATGCTGCAAAATTAAAAGCTCACACAGTTATCGCAAATGACATTACTTTTACAGGGGCGCTTTCTGGTGCCACCGGTACATTTGCAGGGACTGTTTCTGCAAGAGAATTACATGTCGGAAGTGGAAGTAACCAGGATGCAAGCATCGCACTGCAAACCCGGGATCCTTCTGGCTTAGGTTATGCGAAAATCCATAACACAACCGGAACAAACAATGTTGGACAAGTTGTAGCTGGAGATGTAACTATTGGTTACTCAACTGACATATCTTTAAAACCGACAAAAAACCTTTTGAACTTTGACGTGTTAGCTTCTAATGCAAGTTTCAGTGGGAAGCTGGTTGCAAAAGGCGAGTTCCAATCCAAGGGGCCCGCCTTTTTGGACAGTACTACTTATATATCTGGAAACACTACTATCTACCGTGATGGTGAAGCATTAAGAATTCAGGGAGGAAGTACAGGAAATGCTTATGCACGTTTTGCTAAAGGGTCAAAAAATATAGGATACGTTGGATCTCCTACTACTGGCAACGATGATTTATATCTTTATGCTTATAACTCTATAGTTCAGTTAGCAGGCGGTTGTAAAATTGATACTGGTGGTAATGATGCCCGATGGCAAGCAAACCTTTATGACTATATCTATCAACAAGACGCTGACGGTCGTATTTATTTTTATATGGGAGGAAATGTTAAACACTCCTTTAATGCAGATGGTTCGAAGTCTGGGGGATCCATCGAGGTAGAAGGGCAAAGCTATGGTATGTCACCAATTGATTCTCCACAAGTATTGCTTGAGTATATTGAATTTGATATTCCCCTTACACCAGAAGGAACAAAAGTATTCATTGATTCTCTTTGGCTGAAAACGGTAGAAAACTATGCTGTTTTTCCAAATAAGGGAGAAGTGATCGAGGAAGGATCAGATTATTTTATCATTGCCGGAGAAGAAGGGAAGTATGCCGATTGTCGCATTATCGGTGAACGTATTGGCTATGCTGGTGTGTGGTATGACGATATGGATGCCAAAGTTGATAATAAGGAGGCGGCTGCTTGAAAAAGTTGAGCAATCCAAACAAGAATAAGTACGAAAGACATGGTGATCACTTTGAAAGAAGCACTCCTGAAGTAATTGAAATAGTATCAAATGGGAAGAAACAAGTCGTTTTCAAGAGAAAACCAATAAACCCTATAAGGAGGAATGAACATGGAAAACAACCAAGAACAAATGATTGATATTGAACCGCGTTTAAAACAGGCTTTATCGGATCTTCACTATAAAAATATTGTCTTAAGTGCTCAATTGGATTCTTTAACCCAGGAGAATACCGAGCTCAGAAAAAAGATTGATGAACTGTCAGTTGGAAAATCACCAAAAGAAGAGAGCGCCAAAAAGTAGTCCATACCAGGACTGCTTTATTTTATTAAGGGGGAAGAAGATGAACATATCATCTATATTTAATATCAAGCATTTATTTACTGTGGACTTTGGAGTAGCTGCTAGTTTAAGTGGAGTGGCCGGAGTGTTATTTTCAAAACTATACGGAGGTGCTCCATTGAACTTTGCGCTGTTTATCATCCTTGTGTGGGTAACTATTATGGATTGGATTGGCGGTACTTCAGCTGCTAAAAAGGATGAATCATACGGAAGCGAATATGGTAAAGAAGGAATTGCCAGGACTACGGTTGTTTTTATGCTGCCAGCACTAGGTAACATGATTGATATTGCTTTGAATTCACCTGGCGTCACTTATTTTGCGATCACCGGCGCTTTAATTTATCACACGGTTATGAGTATGACCGCGAACTTTGCCAGGGCTGGTTGGGAGAAATGGATCCCTAATAGAATGCTTGAATCTGTTGCCTCTGAAATACAAGCAAAATCACAACGGTCAGCTGACAGAAAAGCAAAAATACAAGGTGAAGAGAAAGACATTAGTTAACAGCTGCCACTAAGGTGGCTGTTTTCATTTTAAGGAGGAATAGCAATGGCCGTGAAATCAAGTGGAAGTGTTTTTTTAATTACACAGGATTATATTAATGTTGATCGTCATGGATCAAGAAGTGGTTTGTCGATTGGCAAGGTTCTTTTTTTAGTTGCGCATGATACCGGCAATCCTGGAAGCACAGCATACGGCAACCGAAAGTATTTTAATGATCATCAACCTTCTGCTGGAGCCCATACTTTTATTGATGATCAGTATATTCTAGAGATCATTCCTTTATGGGAAAAAGCCTGGCATGTGCAGTATCAAAAAACAAAGGATAATGAGCTCTTTGGTGAGGATGCCAATGATGCAGCAATCGGGGTTGAATTGTGTTGGGGTGGTTCCATAGATTTTGATAAAGCGTATGAGCGTTACTGCTGGTACTTCGCTTACTTGTGCCATAAGTTTGGTTTGCACCCTAGAAAGCATATTGTCGCTCATAGTACGCTTGATCCTTCCAGACGTTCAGATCCAGAAAACGCCCTGAAGCGTTACGGCAAGTCATGGGATTCTTTTATTGATAATGTTATGCATTATTATAATGGTAAAGAAAAAGGCTATCTTGAATCAGGAGATAGTGGTAACGAAGTGAAAAGACTGCAGCAAGATTTAATCACAGCAGGCTTCGGAAAGCATTTAGAACCTTACGGTGCAGATGGGGACTATGGAGAATGTACTGAAAACGCAGTAAAAGCTTTCCAAAAAGCTACAGGCTTAGTTGTGGACGGAATTGCTGGCCAGAATACATTAGCAAAGATCAAAGCTATTATAGATAATCTGAACAAAATTAAAGTGAAAATCGCGAAGGAGGAAGAAGAAATGTTAGACAAAGCAATTGTCATTAATGCATTTGCTGACTTTCCGCTTGCTGAACCATTAGCCATGAGAATTAAAGCGCCGATCTACATTAGAGCAGCATTGCCACAGGGGAAAATTGCGAAGAATCTTTATGTTGTTGGTGGTACACAAGAAGGACTGAAAGCGGACAATATTACATTATTAAGTGGTCATGATCGTTTTGATGTTGCAAGAGCAGTGGAAGATTTCTTATCTAAATAAATATTTTCCTTTTTAAGGAAGGGAAAAGTGGATTTAAATGGAATTGTAGTATTGATGGAGGGGATAAACGTTGAAGTTCTTTCTAGAAATACTTTTTTTACCGTTTAAAATCACATTGAAGGCGATGCTCTCTATACTATCCTGGGGAGTCAAAGTTACAAAGAAATAAAAAAAAGATGAAAAGCCCTGCTCCATTAATAGGAGTAGGGCTTTTTTATGTTCCTGGTTTTCCGCCTGGGTCCTTCATTCCCTTCTTCCACCTTTCTATCTGTTCTCTTTGCCTCAAATACTCGTTTCTCTCTTTATTGTGTTCTCCTAATACTGACGGATAACACTTTGGGCAATATTCCCTTGGATACTTATCATCCGGAAGCTTTCTTAGATTCTTCGCTTTTCCAGTCCTTCCACAGTAAGTGCAGGTGCCTAGTTCTTCATTCATGAGAATCTTAATCCTCCTCATATAACTCTTCAATCCTACAACCTATAATTGTACACAATTTGTAAGCTTTATCAATCCGCGGATAAACCCGTCCGTTTGACCAGTCACTGATCAGCTGCTGAGATACTCCCATTTGTTCTGCTACCCATTTTTGTTTTAATCCTTTGGCATCCATTAATTCCTTTATCCGCGGTTTCATCCACAGCTCTCCTTTTGTATTGACGTCACTAATGATTTCACCGCGTCCAGGCATTTTCCTCTATAAGGATTACCATTAAAAAGTACGATATTTTCGGTATTAACTAAGGAGTGACGTCATAGTATTTAACAAAGAAAGGAGGAAATGATTTTATGTACAGACCAACTGTTAGATATGGTGACGTCTACCGAGATTTTGTGAAGGAGCTGCAGCAAGTAACTTCATTAGATGCAAACCAGATAATACGTCTGGCATTATTCGCCGCACCGTTCAATCGTTTGTTCAGAGCACAGGTTAAAGAAAGACTGAAGAGTGACGTCCCTCTCCCCTCCCCTGCCTGGGAGGCTATTGAACATGGATATTGGCTGGAACAGTCCTATAAACCGGAAGAAGAGAAGGGGGATGACGTCAATGTTGAATTGGCACGAAGAGGACCAGGTGAAAGAATTATTGAGATTGTTGAATCCCGATCAGCCCAGGAAGATAAATCTCGATGTGTCGAACAGATCCCGAGACGAGAGTGGAAGGTTCCTTCCGGAGAACAAAATAGAACAGTCCTCAAAAATCAGAACGGAATCAAATTTAACTTCAATTGATTGGGAACCGATAAACCGCAACGTTTATTTCCGGACCAAGAAATTAACAGATGGAGAGAAAGATTCTATGATCCTGATTGGCGTCATGGTTATAATGGCGATTATATTTTAAAACACTTTAGTTAAATAAAGGTCGTCAAAATGTCGTCAAAGGGCTAATGTCGGCAGGTTGTCGGCAAAAGAGAAAATAAAAAGAACCCTTACATATCAAGGGTCCGTGGCTTATTATGTATGGTGACCCGTACTGGGCTCGAACCAGTGACCTCTACCCTGTCAAGGTAGCGCTCTCCCAACTGAGCTAACGGATCATAAGGACAATATTAAATATAGCTAATCAAAAGAGAGATGTCAATCGTTTTCTGTTATAAGGTAAAACCCCTCAAGGAGTGAGGGGTTTAAGATTCATCTGAGAATTCTCCATGTTCTCTCTGGGGATGGCTGACCCTTTTGGCTTTTTCAACAACCTGGCGCGCTTTGTCGGCTTTTTGTTGGTCACGCTTTGCTTTCTCTTCAATTTGCCTGATCTGTTCCGGTGACTTATCCAT